ACCGGCTACCGGCTACCGGCTACCGGCTACCGGCTACCGGCTACCGGCTACCGGCTACCGGCTACCGGCTACCGGCTACCGGCTACCGGCTATAATCTGTAATGCGCTGCAGCAAACCCCAAGGATTTTCTGTGGTGCGGCGCACCAATTCGCGTGTTGCAATGCACCAATTCTCTCGCCGCAATGCACCAATTCTCTCGCCGCAATGCACCAATTCGCGTGTTGCAGTGCACCAATTCGCGTGTTGCAATGCAGCATTTTTGCCCACAAAATCGACTTTTTGCGGCCTCCCCCACACCTCCACAACATTTTTTGTAAAAATCAAACTTGCAAAAGAAATTCTTACACACACCACGCATAAAGCCTTCAAGTAAAACCCCTAAAAAAAATTTTATTTTTTGAAAACAGGTTAGTGACCACTAACTTGGTTGCTTTTTGATCGCACATAGATTACCTTTCACTTATAGCCACCCTTGCGAGGCATCCGAAATGACCGATGACACCCAGTCCGTAGATACGACTCTCTCCACACCCACAGTAGAAACCACGCCAGCTATGGATTCGCCCGTAGATACGGCTCTCTCCACACCCACGGTAGGAGCTGCACCCGCTCCTGCTGCACCGGCACCTGTTGATGCTCCTGCTGCACCTGCACCTGCACCGGCACCTGTTGATGCTCCTGCTGCACCTGCACCTGCACCTGCACCTGCACCTGCACCTGCACCCGCACCCGCGCCCAATGTTTTTGAGACCTTCCTGAATGAATTGGAAGCGCAGGTGGGAAAAATGGAAATGGCAATAACGATATTTCACTTTTCTGTTATTAAGCAGAAGCTGCGGGAAATGATAGCTAAGGCGCGGAGTGCGCCTAAGTAATGAAAGTCTATAACATGGGCACTGCGATCTTCACGATCAAAAAAGAGCCTATAGACTTTAAAGCTACCGAAGCCGAGCTTCGCAAAATATACGACGCGGCGTTCAAAGGGCTGCGCGGCGATTCAATGGCTATCAAAGTAGGCTATATGCCTTCTGCTTTTACTGCCCTGCGTGAAATTGATCCTCTCGTCAATTACGCCATCATGCGCGGGCAGGCGGATTTTGAAGAAGCCATCAGCGACGGGATGCTCACCAACGCCATAAATAATAACGACGCTAAAATGCAGATTCATCTGTCTACGCATCGCATGGGCTATATGCCTGCCAAACCAGCGGAAGGCGAACGTCAGGACATACGCATAGTTGTGGAAAATTCCCTGCCCGACCCTAAGCTCCCGATAAGCACTTCTACGGCTATAAACGGCGTAGATGGCTGAACTCCGCGTCACCCTCCCGGTACTGCACAGTGGACAACTAGCGCTATTCAGTCAGCAGCAACGGCTCAATGTCCCACGCTGCGGACGGCGCTGGGGCAAGACTCGCTTTTTGGAGTATCTAGCGGGTAAAAAGTCATGTAATGGGGGCTCCGTGGGCATCTTCGCGCCGGAGCATAAGCAACTGGCCGAGCCGTGGGATCATCTACGCGATATGCTCGACCCTATCGTGCGCTCCGCCAACCGCAACGATGGCACCATCAAGCTCATAGGTAATGGCAAGATTGACTTCTGGACGCTGAACGACAATGAATTGGCGGGCCGGGGGCGGGAGTATGACTTGGTGCTGGTGGATGAAGCGGCCTTCACCAAATCACCACAAATGAAAGAAGAAATTTGGTTCAAGTCAATCAAGCCTACTATGCTGACTACGCGCGGCATTGCGTGGGTGTTCTCCACCCCCAGCGGGGTAGACCCGGACAACTTCTTCTACGCGGCCTGCAATGATGACACGATGGGGTTCAAGTCGTTCCATGCCCCTACGTCGAGTAACCCCTTCGTGCCCTTGGATGAATTGGAGCGCGAGCGCGAGCGCAACCATCCTGCGGTATTCAGACAGGAATATCTGGCGGAATTCGTGGATTGGTCAGGTGTGGCGTTCTTCTCCGCCGATAAATTGCTAATCAATAATTTACCCGCTCCCTACCCCGAGCGCTGCGACTTGGTGTATGCCGTCATGGACTGCGCGGTGAAAGGTGGCAAGGAACATGACTCTACCGCAGTGGTGTATTTCAGCTATTCCGAGCGCGCGCCCAATCCGCTTACCATCTTGGACTATGACGCCATCAATATCGACGGGGCCATGCTGGAAACATGGATACCCAGTGTGTTCTCCCGGTTGGATGAATTATCCATTATGTGTAAAGCGCGCCAAGGTGTTGCAGGTACCTTCATCGAAGATACCGCAGCGGGGAGCATTCTGCTGCAACAAGGCGTCAACCGGGGATGGAACATACACCCCATAGACAGCAAACTGACACAGGCAGGTAAGGATGAACGGGCTATCAGCGTGTCAGGCTACTACCACCAAGAGAAGCTGAAAATTAGCAACTATGCCTATGACAAGCTGCTGAACCTGAAGGGCTCAACCCGCAACCATCTGCTGACCCAGCTTGCGAATTTCCGCATTGGGGATAAAGAAGCCAATAAGCGCGCCGATGACTTGCTGGATTGCGTGGTGTATGGTCTAGCTATTGGAGTAGGCAACAAATTAGGGTACTAATCTCTGCGCGTTTAATATACCATTGCCAATAAACCAAATAGAGGCATCCTATGGCTGATGTTTCCATAAGTAACACCAATATACCGTCCCAACTGATGACGCTGTTAGAGGCCAACTCCATTGAACCGGGGACGGATATTGGGTATTCGCTATGTAAAATAATCTGGGAATTTCACCCGCTCGCAGGCAAATTGGTGGAAAAGCCTATTGTTTTAGCCCTCTCCAAACAGCGCTTTATCAATGTGGATACTCAGCCCAAAGATATGCTGACAATGGCATTTCAGAAGGAGTGGGACTCTCTCGGGGCCACCAACCATATCCGGGACGTGACTTTTTTAAAGCGGGTATATGGTGTGGCAGCTATTGTTTATGGGGCTGATGACATACCTACCGACGAGGCCATAGACCCGTGGACACTACCGGACTTAAATATCTATTTTAATCAATTAGACCCATTAAATCTGGCGGGTTCTGTTGTTACCAATCAAAACCCCAATGCGCCGGATTTTCAGAAGCCCAAGAATTATATCACCGCCGCAGGACAGCCCTACCATCCAAGCCGTAGTGTGGTGGTGTTTCATAACACACCTATTTATCTGGCCTACCAAGCCTCCGGCTTTGGCTATACAGGCCGGTCTATCTTCCAGCGCGCGCTGTACCCCCTGAAGTCTTTTGTCCAATCCATGATTACGGATGACATGGTAACGATGAAGGCGGGGCTTCTGATTATTAAACAAAAAGCGGCTGGCTCCATTGTGAACCGCCTCATGCAGACCGCTGCGGGGATCAAGCGCACCTATTTGCAGCAAGGTACTACCGGCAATGTATTGAGCATAGATATAGATGAATCCATTGAAGCGGTTGATCTTCGCAATACCGATACCGCCATGACTACCGCGCGCGACAACATCATTGCCAACATTGCAGCAGCCTCTGATGTGCCTGCCATGCTCATAAAAGATGAAGCCTTCACCAATGGTTTCGGAGAAGGAACGGAAGATTCCAAGGCTATCGTGCAATATATTGAGGGTATTCGCGCTGATATGCGGCCCTTATTTGAGTTTTTTGACAAGATTGTGCAGCATCGGGCATGGAATAAAAACTTTTTCGAGTCAGTTAAGGCTGCATACCCTGAAAAATACTCAAAAATGACCTACGAACGAGCTTTTTATGAATGGAAGGACGCATTCAAGCCTTCGTGGCAGAGCCTCATGGAAGAACCCCTATCGGAAAAGGTTAAGGTTGATGAAATTAAATTGAAAGGAATTACGGAAGTGCTGCGTACCGTATTGCCGGTCATGGATGGTCCCAACCGAGCGCGCGCAATCGAGTGGGCGCAGGATAACTTGGCGGAAATGCCAGATACATTTAAGAGCGACCTTAATTTAGATATTGTGGAAATTGCAGAATATGAACTGCCCGTACCCTTAACCGCGCCTACTGATCCCCCAAGCAAAGATTAATATGTCTTTTTATGAAACGCTTACTGCGGCTATAAATGATTTTATTATTTATGGGTTCGATAACCCGGAACGACTTGATTATTGGGCAAAACAGTTAAAAAAAACGCTAATAAGTTCGTTAATGGACGAAAAAGCGTTGGAAAACGCCGTTGAAAGCGCTTTAAATACGGCCTATAACCGGCTAGTCACCAAAGGTAAATTAATAAATAAGCATGTAGATCGGTTCACCATAGACCGATTAAAACCTAAATTGCGTGAGGAATTGCAGCGCCGCATTACCGCAAGCGCTAAATTAATTAAATTAAACCGTGAAGAAACAATTAGTAATGTTCTGCGCCGATTTTCTGGCTGGGCTTCGAGCATCCCTGAAGGGGGCTCCAAGGCGGTAGATAAGGCAAAAGAAAAACAGGCTATACGCAAATCGTTAGCCAAAGCACCTTTTGAAGAACGCAGGGTAATAATAGATCAAACGCATAAATTAATAGCCAATATTAATGATATTGTTGCTGTTGATAACGGAGCTATTGGGGCTGAATGGAATTCCCATTGGCGCGAAGCGTCCTATGATTATCGTGAAGATCATAAAGAACGCGATGCAAAAGTATATGTATTGCGTGGAAATTGGGCCTCCGGTAAAGGGCTTATCAATCCCCTGCACGGCTATACGGATGCCATAACTATGCCCAGTGAAGAACCATACTGCCGATGTTTCTATAGGTATATCTATACTTTGCGCGGCCTGCCGGAAGAAATGCTTACCGCAAAAGGTAAAACAGCGATACAATCAGCGAAAACCCAACTAAGGTAATAGATTGCCTACAACCAGCCCAGCCCAAGAACGCCTCATGCAAGCCGCCGCGCACACACCCGGCGGGTTTGGCGGCGTACCTCAGTCTGTGGGGGAAGAATTTACCAAAGGTGATGAAATACCCGCCGGGCCCACTCCACTTAGTACGCCTGAAATCGCTGAAGATGGCCTTTTAGACGTAACCAAAAAACTAAATGAAAAAGTCGTCTCCGATGCGGCTACAGGGCTTGCAGCAGGTATTCTATTCGTTACGCCTAATAGTGAAATTTTACTTTTGCGCCGAGGCAACAGTGGCGATTACCCCGGTACTTTTTGTACCCCCGGCGGCCATCAGGAAGATGGCGAAACGCTGGAAGAATGCGCGCGCCGTGAAACATTGGAAGAGACCGGGTTGAAGTTTGAAGGCGCGCTGGAAAAACTGCGCGATGATGGTACTTTTACCACTTACATAGCCCGCGATGTTGAAAAATTTGACGTAAAAATATGCGAAGAATCAACAGGTTATGTATGGAGCGCCCTAGATTCCACACCTTCCCCCCTTCACCCCGGCCTTGAAACAACTATTCGTATCGCAAACGCGAAAACTGAATTTGATATCGCGGAACTGATGCGCGAAGGGTTGCTGCCCAGCCCGCAAATTTACGCCAATATATGCCTTTTAGCTATCCGCATTACAGGCACCGGGCTGGCTTATCGTTCCAGTATCGGGGAGCACGTTTGGCGCGACCCTTCTATTTATTTGAATGAAACATTTTTAAAACGCTGCAATGGCCTGACGGTGATTATGGATCACCCTGAATCTGCGGTATTAAACTCTGAGGAGTTTAAGAACAGAGCCATTGGCAGTGTTATGTTGCCTTTTATTAAGGGCGATGAAGTCTGGGGGATAGCAAAACTTTACGATCAGGAATCGGTTGACGAGATTCTCGAAGGTGAAATTAGCACTTCTCCATCAGTAGTATTTGACAATGCTGCTGGAAACATTACACTAACGACTGAGATTGGCGATCCGCTCTTAATCGAAGGTGTACCCTTTCTTTTGGATCATATAGCTATTGTTACGAAAGCTAGGGGATCAAAAGGCGTTTGGGACAAAGGCGGGGATTCTGCCGGAGTTTTATTAAATAACCAAGAGGTATCTGATATGAGCGAAACCAATACCAAGCCTGCGGCAGATGCCAACGGTGAAAAACTCGATGCAATTCTATCCGCCGTTGGCAATCTTGCCACCCGCGTGGATAGCATGGAAAAAAATCTTCCTGCTGCCCCCCTCGCCGCCGCCGATAAAAAAGCCAAAGCCGATGGCGGCGTTGTAGAAATGCCTGCCGGTGAAATCCACTTTGATGGCGACGGCGAGGAAGAAGGCGAAGCCGAAGCCAAGAAAGACGATGACAAGGCTAAAAAAGACGACGACGCCAAGAAAGATGATGACGACGCCAAAGCCAAGAAAGACGATGACGAAGAAGAAGAAGAAGAAGAAGAAGCGGCTAAAAAAGCAGATGACGATGCTGCCAAATACGCCGATTGCCAAGCCAAGGCCGACAGTATTTTAGCCTCGTTTGGAAAATCTGCTTCTCGCCCCCTGCAAGGCGAAACGCTTATGTCCTATCGCAAACGTCTGCTGCGTGGTCTGCAAGGTTATTCTGATAGCTATAAAGGCATCAATCTTACCTCTATCAAGGATGAAGCGCTGCTGGCCTTAGCTGAAAAGCAAATTTTCGCTGATGCCTATGCCTCCGCTAAAGCGCCCCAGATGTTTGCAGCGGATCAACTGGTAGAAATCCACGAAAAAGATCGCGCGGGCCGTACCATTACCAAATTCCGCGGTTCTATGTCCGCTTGGCTGGATGATTTTAAAGTCCCGGCTCTGCGCGTCAAAGAGTTTCACCTTTCTAACAATCAACGCTAAAGGATAAGCCATGAGCGCACAAATTTCTCTGAACCCTATGGCTACAACTAATGGTGCTGGTCTATTTACGACCAACACCGCTGGTTATACCCAAGGCGATGCACAAGATGATCCCGCAGTACGTTTTCAATTAGCGGGCGGCGTATTAAGTGCTGCTGCCCCTACCCCGATTTGGGGCGGGCTTCCTATTGAAGAACTCGTACCTACCGCCCAAGCAGGGGCTTTGGGCCAAGTTCAACCCGGCACGGATATTTTGGGGGCAACTATTCTCCAATCGGTATCGCTTGCAACCAGTACAGGTATTTGCGTATTTAATCAAGCTTTTGCCGGTATTACAACGCCTCAGTCTACAGTGCCACTGTATTCACCGGGGATGTCGGTGAACTTCTACCGTTTTGGTAGCAGCGCGCGTGTTCCCCTTCGCCTTAATCCTGCTTTGGTAACTTTGGAAGGTGAAATAATTAACACCCCATTGACTTGGGATTTTACTAGCAATTGGTTGACTACCTTTGACGGTACAAATGCTTTCCCGGTAAAAGTTTTGCGGGTTAGCACTTCTGGCAATAAGTCTGTCAGCTATAATTCTGGCACTGGCAATGCTAATTGGATTACCACTGAAACTATGGCTCTTTGCCTACTCTAAAAGGATAATTATTATGTCAGGCTTTGCACCCTCATTTGTTACAGTAAATCCTCACCTGATGTTGCCTGAACTGATTATGCAATACAGTTTGGCTTCAGGTGCCTTCACAACCCTTGCTACTGAAAACCCAATGCCCCGCTTAGGCGAAGCTGACCTGTATGTGTACGCTAAAAAGGTTCAGTTAACCACTCAGGTATCGGCTAATCAGTCCCAACAAAACCAGTTGCCTAGCGCTTCTGTCATTCCGAGCATGATTAGCACGGCGACTTATCGCTTGCAAACCCGCGCTCAATACGACAATTTTGACGAGGCCGCTACCGGGGCTTGGGGTTATGCTCTGCCCCAAGCAATGCGGCTAGCAGCGCGCCAAGGTATTGCCCAACAACTGCGTAACGCGCTGTTGTATGGCTATAACCCCGCCAACGGCGAAGGGTTGCTGAACACTAATGGCGCTACCATCGCGTCTTTAGGATCGGACACCAACGGCAATACCGGGTATTCAACTTGGGACAGCGGACAACTGGCGCAATATCTCTTGAACATGATCGGCGCTCTAAAAGTCCGTACTCTGCAAATTGGTCAGCCTTTACGCTTGGTATTTTTGGCCCCCCAACGCTTCATTAGTCAAATCTCCTACTCCGGCGTGGTTTCATTGACCCAATTCCAACGAATTGGCGCTGGTGTTGAAACCGCCGCCGGGTTGGTGGAAACCGTTGCTTCATGGGCGGGCGGCGACGATGTTTCGTTCGCGGCTGATGATACTTTGCTCGGGCAAGGGGCTGGCGCTACCGACGCGATTCTGTTGATTGCACCGGAACTGAAGATTCCTAAAGCCAACAACAACATCAACACAAACGTCTTTGCAACTTTAACGCCTAATATGACAGCGACTTCGTTGATGTTGACGGATGTATCCGCACCTACAGAAATTCCAACGCCTATTGCCGATGGGGGCATCACCACCCTCTACACTATGCGTTCTACTTCTGGCTGGGGTATTCGTCCTGAAGCTTTAACGATTCTGTCCGCAGCGTATTAATAGTAAAAAGTAGACATTCAAAAACCCCGCTCTCTTTGGCGGGGTTTTTGTTACTTCGTGTGATGCCGAAGTTAGCTTCAATGGGGGAGTCGGGGGCTTGAAAAAGCCCCGCATCATCGGCTCTCCCACCCTTTTAGGGGAATACTATGAAAATATTTGTGGCAAATTGCAGTAAACAAGAGTTTCATTTCACCTATATGCTGCTCGAAAATCCGCGCCCTTTTTCGCATAGAATACGGGCTGGATCGCAAATGGAAGTTAACGGCACGGCAGAAGAAATAGGCCATATAATTAAACAGCATGAAATATATGGCATGATGGAAGTTACCAAGGTCAAAAAAGGCTTCGGAGGTATCGCCTATCGGGTAGGAACTCCTATTAGCATTGAAGCCATTGAACACGGCTTGGAGCAACGCGATCAGGAATTGATTGATCGGGCCTTGGAAGCGCGTAAAATAACCGCTGTAGCCGCCGATCAGATGATATCTACTAAAGCGCAAGAAATGGGGCTCAAGCAACGAACGGGGCTTGAAGTGGAAGTAGTGGAAGAAAAGAAGAATGCGGGGGATAATGAGCCCAAGTTCGAGCAAACCATTGAAGTGGTGCGCGAAGGCATTGCGCCTAGAGGCCGTGGAAGGCCCAGAAAACCTTAAAGGGACACTATGACAGACCCCATTACTTCTCCACCAACATTAGCAGGCTTTATAGCGTGGTCACGGGCGGTAATGGGGCTAACTACCATTGTTATAGCTGATACCGATATTGGCTATTCGTATGCCTACCAAGTTTCCCTCGACTTGGTTCCAATGGATTTTTCTGTTCTAGCCCCAGATATTTACACACTGGCTGTTTATAACATGGCGGGCAGCAATTTATTACAGTGGCAGCAAGATATGCCCGGTCAGACATTCTTTGCCTATGCTAGGGCTTCCTATGGCATTAACAATTTTGTGGCGGGGGTTATTAACTCCGCTGCTGATTCGACCACCAGCGAAGCCCTATCAGTCGGCAAAGGGTTACAAAACCTCGACCTTATATCCTTGCAAGCCATTAAAAACCCCTATGGTCGGCAGGCCATTGCATTTATGCAAAGTTTGGGCACCCTCTGGGGCTTGACTTAATGAGTCTTATTTTACATCTAGGCGTAATTGATGTGGCAGAGCCGGGGGGTAAAACAACCGGGCAGGTAGGCGTTAACCTAGAACAAAAATACGGGCTATTTTCAGAATTTTACAGTAATAACGAAGATAAAATAGTCGTTTTTCTTGAGGACAGCGTTGCAAATTCCATAGCGGATATTGTAGCGGGAAGCCCCATTAAAAAAGACATTTTTGGGGATGCTACGGGGCAGATAGATAAGCGTTTCAAGGAATTTATCAGCTTGCAGGAAGTTGAAACATTAGGAATACCCGGTGTGCCTACTAAAGCCGCTTTGGAAGGTAAAACGCTACGGCTGAAAGGTGGGAAGCGTATTATCAAAGTTAAAAAAGGGCAGAGCTACGAGGTTGTTAAAGGGGCTAGGCGACCTAGCTTTATTTATTCCGGGGTGTTTGAAGCATCACTTAAAAGCTGGATTGATTAATGGCCACAGTAACCGAGAGTTCGGGTGCAAAACCTCAACTAGCCTCTGGGCTGGCAGAAGGTACAAATACGCTTTCAGGCAATCAGGAAGTAATTTTTACGCTGTATGCCAAGCTTATCTTACCTCTTGATGGATATGTATTCTGGGTAAATGCTTCTCTTTTGTCTAATTCGGCTCTTTATAATGCTTCTCAATATGGCAGGCTCGAATACGACGTTTATCCACTTGGCGTTCCTGCTAGACAAGTCACCGTTCAGGGCTCGTTTCATTTAACGACGGAACTGCTCCAACTGGAAGATAGAACCCCCGCGCATAATCACATAATTTTTACCGCTCTAACTGAAATTCAAGACTTCAATTTAATAGCGCCGCAGTTCATGTATATCGCAACCTATGAAGAAACACGTTTCGCTTTTCTTCGCAGGGATAATTTTTATAAGCAAGCCGATCTGTACCACTATCGCGGTGACGCACTATATTCAGTAATGGATACTCAAGTTATTGATTCCATGACAAATTTTGATACCACTAGCGTTATAGTTTCCAATAGCTTACCGATCTGGCTCACTTTGAGCGCTTTTTTTCCGTTGTACCCTTCTTTTTTGGTGGGGCAGAATTTGCCCCCGCCTTATGCGGCGGTTCATATAGAGCCTGCCAGCACAATAGCTTTGGGGCAGTTTCCTATAGTCAACAACATAATCCCTAGTTCTGGCTCTCCGACACAATCAGGCTCCAATCAACTGGTGAGCGATACGGTCAAAATAACCATCTACGGAACGCGCAATAATGAAGCTATAAATTTTGCCAATTATGTGTTTCAATACAGCTTAAATACTGACAATATAGGCATAATGAATATGCCGGTTATTCAGGATGAAAAATTAAATCAGGCTGAATTGGGCATTATTGCTATGAAGAAATCTATTACGTTCAAGGTCAGCTATTATCAGAACACGGTTAGCGATGTGGCAAAGAAATATATTACCTCGGCATTTATGAGTAGCACTCCGTAACTTAACATTAATGTTCAAAAAAAAGGAATACCAAAATGGCTATCAATTCAAACCCAGCAATTATTAACGGTGCAATTATTAGCGGGCAAGGCATCAACACCGTATTGAATATTTCAGCACCTACGGTAGTAAAAGCTATGAAAGGCCGCATTACTAAAGTCAACGTGACTACGGCGGGCTCTACTACCGGATCAGTTTATGACCACCCTACTACTGCTGGCGTGGCTGCGGCTAACTTAGTTGGCGTTATCCCCGATGTAGTAGGCAATTATCTTTTTGATTTTCCTTGCGGCACGGGTATCGTAATTGTACCCGGCACAGGCATGGTTGTTTCTGTAAGTTATAATTAATTAGGGGACTATTATGTCAAACAACATTGTTAATGTATTAGTCTCCCAACAGGTTGCAAGCGCGCCCACCACTCTGCAAAAAACTGGCGCGTTTGTATCTCAAGGGGCGACCACGCTTACAGCAGGGGGTACCGCCCTCTTAACTCAAATGAGCGATTTGACCAGCATTCTTGCTGGCGCTATCTCTACAACTTCATTGGTGTGGAATACCGGAGTAGTTACGGTAACTTTAGCGGGGCCACATGGCATTCCTATCACTGACACCATTCTGGGGATTATAACTGGCGTAACCCCAGCGGGATATAACGGCACTTTCAATATCACTTCTACGGGTGCTAACACATTTACGTTTCCGTTAACTTCCAGCCCCGGCATCGCCACCGTTCAAGGCGTTTATACTAATGAAGCCGTGCAAGATTTGGTTGCTATGGCAACCACTTATTTTGCACAAGGCAATACTAATGCTGTGTATGTTCTGGAACTAGGTCTTGGCACAACGGGGCAAGGGGTTACGGCTTTGGCGGCCTATATTGCGGCCCCGACTATTCAGTTCTATTCGTACTTGCTATCCACTGAAATGTCGGCAGATACCACAATGCCTGCTTTAGTAACAGCCCATTCTTCGCCTATTTCGCAGGTGTATTTCTTCCTGACTACCTCGGATATAACTACCCCTTCTAACCCCGATTCATACGGCCCGTATGAGACCATGAAAGGTGCGATAGTTACTTATGAAGCAGTAGGCGCTCCTGTAACCCAATGGTCAGCAGCAGCGATCATGTACCAAACTTTGAGCTACGCGCCTGCCGCTAATAATCTGGCCTCCCCGCTGGAATATACCTTCGTGTATGGCATCGTACCGCCTGCACTAACCAGTGCTCAACAAACTACGCTGGCAGCAGCAGGCGTGAACTGGATAGGTACAGGAGCACAAGGGCAGATCAGCAACACGCTGATTCAAACTGGCGAAACAATGGATTTGAAGCCCTTTAACTATTGGTATTCTACGGATTGGGTTGCCATCAATGTAGCCATTGCTTTATCCGCAGCAATAATTAATGGCAGCAATACTCCGCAAAATCCTTTGTACTACAATCAAGCGGGGATTAACGCCCTGCAAAAAGTAGCGCAAGCCTTGGTTAACAGCGGCATATCCTTTGGGCTTATTCTATCTCCGGCTACAGTAAACGCGATTTCTTTTGTACTCTATATCGCGCAACATCCAAGTGATTATGCAGCAGGAGCATACAATGGGTTGAGTGTTACTTTTGTGCCGCTGAGAGGCTTTACTGAAGTGACTATCTACTTAACCGCTTCCAACATTCCAGTTTAAGGAGCATGAATAATGGCTAATCCACAAGTCGTACAGGGCACACTAAATAGACTGCTTGCAAGTGTAGTCTATTCAGATTTTGCTGCTCTAAATATAACCTCTCCTTATCTGGCTAAAGAAGCGATTAGCTTGGGCTTTGAAGGGGACACCTCGCTGTTGCTGGGAACCTTGACCGGAGCTATAACCAGTCCTGCGCCGTATATTTTTGCAAATGTGACAATGCACTTGCTTCGCACTCAGGCATTGGGCGACGCATATAAGGCGCAAATCGAAACCAATACGACTCTGGGCTCTGTAACAATCTACCCGGATACTACAGCTTTAGCTCCGTTCCAGTTGAATACTTGCGTACTTTCAAGTATTCAGGAAGTAGCTTTTGATGGTACGCAAGCGGGCTTAATTGTTCGTCTGCGCGGTGTCTACTCTATCAACTCAACCATGTTCAATGCCGCATAAAGGATAAAAAGTGAAAATTGACCGAAATCTGAATCTTGTGATGCAGGTTCAGACGGCTAAGAATGGAACGATCCATATACATTCAGTTTCAATTAGCCGATCTGTTTTTGAGCAGTTTTACTTGGAACTTGGAAAAGTATTTAGCCAATGCTTTGATAGCGTGAATCAGGCGCATTTGGTTCTGTCCGCGCCGCAGTTAGCTTATCCGGCGCTGAAGTCCATAGCTACCAAGGCGGGTAATTGGGAAGGCGCTGGCAGCGTTAAATTCGGCCTAATCAATGAAATAATCCGGCTAACCAATGTTCTTGTAAGCAGCGAAAAAGGCTGGGAATCAATACCTTTTGGTGTTGCGGTTAAACAAGGCATTTTAGACGAGGATGACGAGGCTGAAATCCTTAGCAGTCTTGTTTTTTTTATAGCAATCTCCAAGGTTGCTCCGAAGGATTTGAAAAATTCTTTCTTGGAGATGGCGGGGGCATTAAGAAATTGGGTACTTACATCCTTGGATGCTACGGCATACATGAATGGTTTGCCGATATCGACCAAAAAAGAGCCTACTGGAAGGAAGGCAAAGGACTCGTCGGTGATCTCCTAGATTCTCTCAGCAATGAATGGTTTTCCGAATTCATAAAAGAGAATGGGGGAAAATGGGCGGATGCTGAAGAATATAGAAACCGGCACTTAATAAAGGCCCTTAATAACAGGTCGTTTTTTTAATTTGATAAAGGTAAATCATGGCCGTCAAATCAGTTATAGAAATAGACCTGTTAGACGAGAAATTTCAGGCGTTCAATACCCAGATGCTCGCTCTGCAAGCTATCCTTGCAGCCATGCCGGAGCAATGGAAGAAAGTAGCAAAAGAAATAAGCGAAGCTGAAAAAGCCGAAGCCAAGGTGCTCTCTGAAGAAGAAAAAGCACATCGCGCAAAAACCCGCCAAGAAAAAGACTTTCACAAATTGCTTGATGATAGACGCACCGCGCTTATTAATGTGGCGCGCGTCACGGGGCGTATCGCCAAAGATATGGCGGATACCGCAGTATCGGTTGCCAAATGGCTCACACTTGGCGCAATCGGCAGCGGTTTCGGGTTAGGGGCTCTAGCTTCTGCTGTAAGTTCTGATCGCCGCACCGCGCAAGGACTAGGAATTACTCAAGGGCAACTTCGTTCAGCACAAATTTATGGCGAACGATATTTTGATGCTAATGCTTTGCTTGGTAATTTAGCCGATATTCAAAGCGATATTAGAAAACAACCTATGCTTTCGCGCATTGGTGTCGCCGATAGCAAAGGTAAAAACGCGGCTGAACTTCTCCCTGAAGTTGTTACTCATTTAAGAGAAATATATCAAAAGTATCACGGGCAACGCGCCATCATCGAAGCTACAGGCGCAACACAGATTATGCCTTTTGAAGATATGCGAAGGGTTGGTAATCTGTCAGATAAGGAATTTAAAGGCTTTCTTGAAAACCTTAAAAAAGGTAATGAGGCATTCAAAACCCCAGACGCGCTCGACGAGGCATGGCAGACATTTAAACAAAACTTACAGACTGCTGGCAAAGGAATAGAACTCACCCTTATAAAAGGGTTAAATGCTTTGACAGGGCCGTTAGGTGAATTAGCTACAGCGATTAGCGAAGCTATAGGGTCTTTTATTGAAAATCCGCACTTGAAGGAATGGATACATGACTTTGGTGAAGGTATTAAAACTTTTGCCGCGTATTTAAAAAGCGATGAATTTAATAAGGACATTAGCACTTTCGTTGATGGCATAGGAAAATTAGCCAAAGCGGTTACGGATGTGCTGCGCTGGTTTGGGGTTTTGCCAGCATTAACCCAAGACAACTTAGCACCACCTGACGCTAACAAACCTAAACCCGGTTTAACGCCCCCTAATAAGGAAAACGTCGATAAATTTTTGACGCGGCCTATCACAGAAAAAGAAAAGGCGAGCGTTGGCTCATCTTATCATTGGTACACACCTACTCAAGCAGAGGGAAAGGCAGGCATAGCAGAGCGCGACAGAAGTGTATTAAAATATCTGGAAGGGCAGGGCTATAAGACTATACCAGCGCTATCTATTTTAGCGTCTTTAAAGGCCGAAAGCGGAGTAGCACTAGACCCTTTTGCTGTAGGAGATAAGAACGCTAAAGGCGGCCCCTCTCTGGGGATAGCACAATGGCGTCCTGTTGGGCAACAAGAGTTCAAAAAAATGTATGGGCATAGTATGGTAGGTAGTCTTTTAGACCGCAATGAACCCAACATAGACCCAAATCAGCTATTGATGGAGCAAATAGAATTTTTAGTCTATCAGCTTAAAAACGAGAATAAATCGGCTGATCTAAAAATATCTTCAGCTAAAAATATAGCCAGCGGCATAAAAGGAATGCTAATGTTTGAACAGCCAAAGGGGTGGAACGCACCAGATGAAATCAATTTTAAGCTGAGAGAACGCGAAGCTTTTGGGTCTGAACTTCTAAATCGTTATAATTTAGACTCTAATCTGCTATCACGCGATCCTAAAGATAATCCCGCCGCGGGGAAAACATCCTTCATGCAAACGCCGAATGTTAATGTAAGCACTACATTGGACTTTAAAGTGAATGTAGCCACGGGCGCTGATATTATCACGCAGATCAAGGCTATGAATCCAGTAGTAGGGTACGCATAGTGAGTTCATTAGGGCTATCAACTTTCCGGTTGGCGTATGAAATATCGCCTATTATTTTACAAGGCGGATTAGCACAACAAATCCCCGGCAATTTGCTACCCATTACGGTGCTAACGGAAATGTTTGATATACCGGGCATAGAAAGCGGCGCGTTCTTTGCCCATTATAAGCCGCTGCCCGGCAGCACTTTAGCGGATTTTGAAATAGCCAAATATCCTTTTGCCAGCCTTCAGGTAGCAGCTAACGCTGTTATTCAGCAGCCTTTAAAAGTTAGTATGCTCATGGTATGCCCCGCGCAAACTGAAGGTGGTTATATACTAAAACGGTCTATTCTGACCGCTTTGCAAACAGAAATAAACACCCACGTTACAACAGGGGGCTCATTTACTGTGATTACCCCGGCATACACTTACACAAACTGTTTGTTGACTAGCCTCCGCGATGTAAGCAGCCCTAGCGATAAGCAAGTACAGCTTATGTACCAATGGGATTTTGAGCAGCCATTGATTTCTCAAAGCCAAGCCGCGTCCGTTCTGGGCGGAGTAATGAATAGCATTACTAATGGGCTTCCCACTTTTACTACTTTAGGCGCGAGTTGGAGCGGTTAATGGCAACTATTTCTTTCAATCCTTCCGCCAATGCGAATTTTCAATTTAGCCCTGTGCTAGACGGACTAACTTATACTGCCATTTGTACTTGGAATATTTATCGCGGTGGCTATTACATCAACATATATAATTCTTCCCGAGCCTTGGTTATGAGCCGCCCAATCATTGCTTCGCCGGATGACTATAATATTAATTTGGTGTTTGGGTATTTCCGAACTTCTACACTTGTTTACAGAGCCAGCAGTACGGCGTTTGAGATCAATCCATAGTGCGTTATTACAATATAACCATAACACCGCCGCCAGACTTAGAAGGTAATACGCCCTCCGCTTTGATCTATAGCACTATGAATGGAGGCTTTGAAAATACTGGGGCTTTAAAAATAGACTTGGATATTTACCAATCCCCATTTCACCAACCTACGCAAAATGGCACGGTAAAAATATACGGCGTGGATTTTTATGATCTATCACAGGCGACTAATTTAAACCCGGATTATACGCAGACTCCGCCGTTATTATCTTCCATACAAATATCAGTGGGTATGTCCAACGGGCTTCCTTTCGCCGATGCGAGTCAACAAGGGCTTATTATTAATGGCTCTATTCTTCAAGCGTTTGGAAACTGGCAAGGTAATCTCGTTACGCTAGATTTAATAGTTACATCAGCGGCATTTAACCCTAATATTGATGCTAACCTTTCATGGGATTGGCAACAAGGACAAACGATGGAGGATGCTATAAGGATAGCGTTAAATGCTGCTTATCCAAATATCCCAATAGCTTCACCTTTAGGCTCTATTAGTCCTTACCTAGTTTACACAGAAAATCAGGCGGGGAAGTATAACGGGCTATTTCAGTTTAGCGATTATATAAACGAAACAAGTCTACAAGTACTTAACCAGCCTAACTATTATGGAGTGTTTATATCGCCTTCGCCTTTTGGATTTATTTTAGCCGATGGTACAATACCCCCAGACAAAACAACGACTATAAATTATACCGATATTATCGGAAACCTGACTTGGATTAATCTATACACTATTCAAGCCAAGCTGGTAATGCGCTCCGATTTAAATGTAGGGGACAATATTACTTTTCCTTTAACTTCCCCTGTTGTTAATGTAGCTGCCAGCACTTATTCACAGCTACGAAATAACATATCGTTTCAGGGTACATTTAACATTGTTCTAATTCGCCATGTTGGAAGTAGTAGACAATCCGACGGCAATAGCTGGGTTACGGTTGTTGACGCTGTATTTTTGCCACATTAAATTATGAGCCAAGCACAGAAAATACCCTTCCCATCTTCTCTGAGCCAATTTCTGCAACAGAGAATAGAAGCCAATCAACAGGCGGCGGGGCAGATTTACCCCTGCCATGTAACTAAGGTTAATGGCGCTATAGTGACCGTGAACTTTGATGTGGACGCGGGTCGCAATACCACGCTCCCCGCGGTGACTTGCCCTGTTATTGGAAGCATCTATATTAGGGCTCCTATACAAGTCGGCGATTTTGGTATCTGCATATCTGCCAGTACCCGATTAGGGGGTGTTACAGGGCTCGGTTCTGGGCTCGCGCCCTTGCTAAATCCGAGCAATCTCGGCGGATTAGTATTTGTACCTATTGGAAATTCTAATTGGCTTGAAGTTGATGCCAATGCGGTCATAATAAACGGGCCGAACGGCGTAGTTCTAAGAGACACTGATAGCAAAACTGTTTTTACTTTAACCCCTTCGGGGCTTGATGTTATAGCTCAAACTTCGTTAACATTAGAAGTCGGCAACAATTCAATAGTTATTAATTCAAGCGGCATAACTATTACAGGTAATTTAAGTGTTACTGGAACTATAGTTAGTACAGGTAATGTCACTGCCGGGGCTATAAGTTTGGAAACCCACGAACATAATGTAGTAAATGTGCAAAGCGGCACTTCTACTATCCCGACTTCAGCGCCATTTTAGGGGTTGATATGCGAACATACGGCTTAGATTCTGTAACTGGAAAGTGGACTCTGCTCACGCAGGGCATTGTTACCGGCCCGCCTAACCCCATTACTACGCCTATCAGGGATGTATTGAAAAGCGGGTCTACCATAACAAGCACTCTCTATACGACGATTAGCGCTTTTATAGATTCAGACCCTAATGGCTCACTTGTGAATGTAGCTAGAAACGATGTGCTATTGAATGACAAAATATTTGATGCGAATAATAATTTACTATCAAGTTTTTGGTCAGATTTAACCCAAAATGTAACCATTACAACGCCCCCCTTAACGGTCAATATCGCCCAGCAGATCGGCGGTTCGCAATCTTTTTTCAATAATTGGGGCCTATCCCAAGGCGAAACGGTTATAGTGGACGCAGGGTATATCTGGCTCACCGCGCTTGTTCAGACTTTGAGGCTGACTACGGGCGAGAGCCCTTTTTACGGTAACTATGGAATCCCCGGGCAGGAAGCGGTAATGACGCAGGTAGCCCCTGATGTAGCTCTCAACCGTACTCAGGCGCAATACGCCCCTTTTTTCGCAAGCTTAACCATAGTAAGGCAACAAAATGCCTCTGAACCCACCTACAATGTATATGCTACATTCCAGAATGGGACTAAGATTCAGACAATCGTAGCTACATAGGGAGCATTATGGCGACGTTAACTATTGCCGGGGCCGTCCCCAGCAGCCCGCAGGATTTATTAAACGCTGAAGTAGCAGCGGCTGTGGTGCTCTCGCCGGGGCTTACGACTAATTTACCCGGCTCTTTGATTGAAGATATGGCCTCAACCGCTGCCGGGGCTGTAATCATTCAAGATCAGGCTTATGTGGACTTGGTTAACTCCATTAGCCCCTATACCGCCAACCCTTTTATTCTCTACCAATTAGGCGCGGTTTATGGGGTTACTAAAGGAATCGGCGCTAATACTTCGGTCTATGTAACCTTTTCCACCGTCACTCTGCTTAACCCTACGGGGACACCGGGGTTTGTAGTCCTTGCCGGTTTTGTAGTATCGGACGGTAGCTATCAATACGTTGTGCAAGACGGCGGTATTATAGGCTCGGGGGGCCAAAGTTCGGCATTATTCTGCCTCGCCACGAAAGCCGGGTCTTGGGCAGTACCAGAAGGCACCGTAACGACGATTATTACCTCTGTACCGAGCGGCATTAGCCTCTCCTGTACTAATCTCACGGTAGGCACCGCAGGGGCCACAGCGCAGACTATACAAAGCTATCAGGCTCAAGTAATTCAAGCAGGTCAAGCTGTAGCCCAAGGGATGCCTTCCTTCCTAAAAACACAGCTACAGAATGTGTCCGGGGTGCAAAGTAATCTCGTGTCCATTTCTCAATCGGGGGCTAACTGGCAAATCCTGTGCGGCGGGGGCGGCGATCCCTACCAAATAGCCAATGCTATTTTCACGGGGCTATTCGACATATCTAATGTCATAGGCTCCACGCTCTCCGCTTCTACACTTACCAATGCCTATCCTGCTGTAGTTACCACCAATTTGACGCATGGTTTTACTACCGGGCAGGTTATATACGTTAGCGGGGCCACCGGGCTAACAAGTATTAACAGTACCCCTAACATTGCTATTAGCACAATGACTTGGGCTTCCAGCGTAGTTACTGTAACTACGGCTACCCCACACGGCGTTGCTTCAGGGGCCAAGATTTTAGGGCTGATCGCCGGAGTTACGCCTAATGGATACAATGGCACATTCACCATTACTTCCACGGGTACCAACACTTTCACATATCCATTAGCATCTAATCCCGGCGCTGTAACTATTCAGGGCGCGGTATCCACCGAAGTTCCTTATGTAGCTGTAGTAAACAGCATCAATAGCTTTAGCCTTAATGTGAAAATTGCCTCCTTGTCTTGGGCTACCGGCACGGTTACTGTCACCACCGTGACCCCGATGGGGCTCACAAGCGGAACGGTTACGGGCTCTATCTACGGCGTAACGCCTTCCGCATACAATGTTTCAGGTGTTACTTTCACTTATATATCCGCCAATTCTTTTAGCTATCCTTTAGCATCAAATCCGGGTACTGCTACTGTATTGGGCTATACGCCTTTTGATAGCACCAGTCTTGCATCTTATACCGGAAACGGCGTGATTACGCCTAACCTTAGAAATGTCACGGTATCTATTAATAACTACCCTAATACCTACAATATTTCTTTTATAAATCCGTTGCCCCAATTAGTAGCCATAACGATTTTATGGAATACAATCGCCACCAATTATGTATCCCCCATTTCAGTATCTACAGCCGCTAGTGTGGCAATCTCAAACTACATCAATGGGATTACTGTCGGGCAGCCTATTAATCAATATGAAATGCAAGCCATATTTCAGCAATCTATTGCATCATTAATCCCGATTCAATTTATTTCAGAGATTAATTTCACGGTGGTAATTAGCGGCGTGACCGTAGCCCCTGCCGTAACTACGGGGCTATATTATGGCGATCCGCAATCGTATTTTGTAACTAATTCTTCAAGCATTACGGTAACTCAAGCATAATGTTAGCCACTACGCTGCCTGCTTATCTTTATCAGCAATATAATTCCGACCCAGATTTGGAAGCGTTTTTTACCGCCTATAACAATACCTCTCAAGAATACTTAAATACAATCAATGCGTTGAATTTGCCGGTCTATACTTCCGCATCTATTACCGGGGTTTTATTGGATTGGGTAGGAAACAGCCTTTATGGAATCGCTCGCCCGTATATAACTACGGGTTCATCGAGTATCAGTAAAGGTGTGTACGATACGACTATTTACGATACGATTGATTATAATACTGGAATTATAACAAGTTCACAAATACCAATAGCTTCAATGTTTTGGAGTTTAGGTATTGTCACGGTTACGGTGGGCGCGACTTATAACTTATCCGGGATATCTTCAGGCAATATTCAGGGGGTAACGCCCGCCGGGTATAACGGTGATTTTGCTTTAACTTCTATTGGCCCACACTCCTTTACATACGCTTTGGCAAGCAACCCCGGCGCAGTAACAACGCAAGGATTCATAACTAATGCAGTAGAGCTGGCCTCTGACGATATTTACAAGCGGGTAATAACTTGGAATTTTTATAGGGGGGACGGCTACCAATTCAATATTAATTGGCTAAAAAGGCGGGTTGTTCGCTTTTTATCGGGAATAAACGGCTCTGACCCCTACCAAACAAATATTGATGGCGTTAATGCTTATCAAATAAGCATTATTTTTCCAACACCTTCTTCATATAATGCGACGATTCAGATACTATCAGGGGCAATGGACACATCGCTGGCGGCTACATTACAGTCTTTTGTAAGTTCACAAGTTCTACAACTGCCGTTTCAGTATAATTGGGCTGTAACCTATTAGGAATCGCTATGATTTTAATATTCGCTAATAACGCAACGTCAACGCTATTAAATCCGATCACGGTTACAACCCCTACTACCTGTGTGCTTGCAGCGGGGCAAGGGGCGTTATTCCCAAGCCCGTCATTCGGGACATATTTTGTTATGACGCTCACCAACCCCACATCAGGCGCGAATGAGATTGTCTGGGTTACGGCGCGTTCTGGCGATACCTTAACTATCGCTTCGCGCGGCGTTGAAGGAACTTCGCCTACAACATGGGTAGCGGGGACTGCGGTTAATTGTTTCCCCACCGCAGGAACTCAAGGGCTATTTGTTCAACCCGATCAGCTTCAGGATGGGGCTTGGACTTATGCAGTAGCAGCGGGTACAGCAAACGCGCTAACTGCCTCGGTTCCTTCCACGCTCACGCAGCTTCCAAACGGTTTTCAGCTTATTTTAAGTTCGGCTGCTGCTAATACCGGGGCGGCTACATTAGCCATGACTTTGGGGTCAAATGCCCCATTAATTTATCCTATCGTGAAAGGTAATAACCTTGCACTGGTGGCAAACGACATACCCATTGCCGGGTATCCAATGGAACTGATTTTTGCAACCGCCTTCGGTTCGTCGGGTTCGTTTGTAATGAATAACCCCGCTACTATTTACCCCCCTACTTTTTCCGCCAATCAGTTACAACAGCAATATTATTCTTATGCCACAGCTACAGGCGGCGCGGATACCATCGCGGTTACAATCCCGTCGTCCTTGGTGGCCTTAACAGATGGCTTTCAAGTGTCATTTAAAGCCGCATACGCCAATGCCTCATCTACTCCTACGCTCAATTTAACTCTTGGCTCTATAGCCACAGGGAATATACCAATCAAGAAATGGGCAAACGCTGCGCTCAATGCAGGCGATATTTCAGGTGCAGGCTATATCTGCCAGATGGTATATAGCACTTCAGGCAGCGGCGGGTGGATATTTATAAATCCGGTTATCCCTGTAGCTACTTCTCCGGTTACATCGTTCTCTGCTGGCACCACGGGGCTTACCCCGAATATAGCAACCACCGGGCCGATCACGCTCGCAGGCGTATTATTGCCAGCCAGCGGCGGCACCGGCTCGTCTACTACGCCTATTAACGGAGCTATACCCATCGGCAATGGCTCCACATATACCAGCACCACATTAACAGCGGGGGCAGGCATCACCATTACTAATGGCTCTGGCGCTATAACAATTGGCAATACTGGTATTTCAGCTTACCCCGGCGCAGGAATCGCGGTGTCCGCTGGCACGGGGGGGCCGTGGGGGGCTTCTTTAGGCACTACGGGCTCGGGCTCCGTTGTTCTGAGTGTTGGCGCAGCACTTATAACCCCCAACTTGGGCACTCCAAGTTCAGGCGTTCTATCCGGCTGCACTAATGTTAATTTAGGGCCTTCAGGCTACCCCTCTGGGGTTTTAGGCATACTTAATGGCGGTACTAATTCAAATGCTGCGGTTACGCAAGGCGGCGTTGCGTATGGTACAAGTTCTGCTTTCGCATTTACTGCGGCAGGCACAGCAGGGCAAGTTTTACAATCAAATGGTTTAGGTGTGCCTAGCTGGTTGAATCAATCTTTAATGTCTGTTGGCTATGCTACTAACGCTATTAATCTGACAGGTTCAGGCACCGTATCTGGCACAACAACAGGCGTCACAAAAGCTTATGGAACCAACGATTTAACGCTTGCTACTACGGCTTTTGTATATACAGAGCTTACGACTTATGTACCCTCTCCTATAGTTTCCGGCGGCTCTTGGCATTCGGGGGGAATAGCATTAGCAACATCGTATACAAATTCTTATGGGTATCCAATCCATGTAAGCGCGTGGTGTGTACCGCAGTCTAATGCGATTATTGAGTTATCTTCTAACGGGGTAGTAATAGATCATCTAGCGACTAGTTTAAGCGGGATTACCCCCCGCGTTTCGGGATATATCCCTGCGCTTGCAACATGGGTTGTGAGTGCCCCCGGTTGCACACTAGCTGGATCGGCTATCTGCTATTAATTTAACTAAGGAACTGCTATGACATATAACTACGGAAGCCCAATTAAAGGAACTCTTACAGCAGCAACTGCTATTGTAGCTCTGCCTAATGTAATGAGTCCTTCAACGATTGTATTTAGATCCGCTACAAGCCCCACCATTCAGTTTTCGCTGGATGGTACTAATTTCTATCCGGCGGTTACTCCTACAGGGTCAATGACCGGACAAATTTACTTTGTGCTGACTTTCCCCGTAGCGGCTTTGAAATTTACGGGCGCAATTAACGATACTTACGGAATTCTGTAACATGTCCATATTACTTTTTCAAAATCAGGCGCAGACAACTTTAGCGCTATCTGTTATCAACACAGATACTATTATCTATGTTGCTGCGGGCACGGGCGTATATTTCCCCGCCCCCGGCGCAGGCGAAGCGTTACCGTTGACGATTGTTAAGTCAACCAATAGCCTGATTGTTGAAATTGTATACTGCACCAATATCACCGGCGATGCGCTCACTGTCATGCGCGGGCAGGAAGGTACTATAGCTCAGGCATGGGCTCGGGGGGACTTTGTAACTAATTTAATGACCGCCGGGACTGCGAGCACTTTTATACAAGTTCCACAGTTACTAACTGGAACGCTCTCTGCACATCTTAATAATACGCGCTCTACTACAGGGCAAGTAGATACTGCACCTGTAAATCCAACTGATATTGTTAATAAGAATTATGTTGATAATCTTGTTATCGGCTTTACGCCCAAACCTGAATGCCAATGCGCTACCACCCCTGCGGATGGAAACCAAAGCTTATCCGGGTTGCCTATCATTGATGGTTACCAAACGCTCGTAAATGACCGCGTTCTAATAAAGAACCAGAGCAATGCAAACTATAACGGCATCTATGTAGCGGCAGCGGGTGCATGGGCTCGTTCGGCGGATATGGATATATGGGCCGATGTGCCCGGCGCATTTACCTTTATCCTTAATGGCAATGTCAACATCAACACGGGCTGGGTTTCTATCGCCCCTGAAGTGGGATTTATAGACCATACACCTATTGTATTTACTATTCTGACAGGTGTAGGTACTTCAGGTTATTCGGGTTTTTCCGGTTATAGCGGAAGCTCCGGCTATTCAGGATATAGTGGATTCAGCGGCTATAGGGGGTTAAGTGGATACAGTGGATGGTCGGGTATATCCGGCTATTCTGGCATTAGCGGTTATAGCGGATCGGGCATATCCGGCTATTCAGGTTTCTCCGGCTATAGTGGATTTGGACTTTCCGGCTATTCTGGCTTATCAGGATATTCCGGTATTAGCGGTTACAGCGGTTCAGGAATATCTGGCTATAGTGGGTTAAGTGGATATAGTGGACGGTCTGGTATATCCGGCTATTCCGGCATTAGCGGTTATAGCGGCAGCGGTATCAGTGGTTACAGTGGGGCTGGGCTATCTGGCTATAGTGGCATTTCAGGATACAGTGGCATTTCAGGATACAGTGGTATTTCAGGTTATAGCGGTTACTCAGGCATCAGCGGCTATAGCGGTTATTCAGGCATCAGCGGCTATAGCGGTAGCGGTATTAGTGGCTATAGCGGTTCTGGCATAAGCGGATATAGTGGTTCCGGTATTAGTGGTTATTCCGGCGTTAGCGGATATAGCGGTTTCTCAGGCATTAGTGGTTATAGTGGCTTCTC